TGTGTGCGTGTGTAAAGCTAATAGCTTGCGGCTATCAGGGTCTAGCGTTTTTTGGTAGGAAAGCGTTAACTAAACCTAATAGTGTGAGTGGAAGTGCGAGTCAGGCCAGTAATACTGTTTGGCTCTTTCACTTCTGGTGGGTATCTGGGTCAGACGTCGAGTGACGTCAATCCTAGATGGGAATTGGTCCAGCGAAGGGAGGTCCTGTTCGCCGAAAAGTCCGGCTTTGCTCATCCAGCCTAGTTCTTTAGGGTTAGGTGAGTAACCGAGCTCTTTGAATTTACGATGTACTGCAGAGCAGCACCGGTAAACTTCAGAGTTGAAAGGTCCACTAGCGTATGCTATGCCAATGGCACAAGCCATGGCTCTAGCTGGTGTATCTAGAAAACCTTTGGTGTAAAGTAGTTGCGCAAGGAGCGCGTTAGCATCACGGTGTGGTAATCCGTAGATGTTGGTGTATGATAGAATGCTGGCTCTGTGGATACAGTTGCCAGTTTTGGATTTCTTTAGGTTCAGAACCATGTTGAACCGATGCTTAGCAATTTTGCTGAACATCTCAAGCCACGTTGCGTGGTAGTTGGGTGGTATCAAGCAGAGGAGGATGAAGATGATATCATCTCCCATAGTCTTGAAGAATAGTTCTCGGAGCCTTGGGTAGCCCATGGCCGAGAGGATAGTTAGTGTAGCGACTGCATTATAAAATGAGTCACCAAACTGGGTGGTAAATATACCGGATGGTTGTCCGGCAAATTGTCGGATGTACACTCTACCAGAAGGTAGGATGCAAGGACTGTGTTCGACTGCGTCGATGATGTAGTCCCAGAGGCGTCTAAGCCTTACATGTTGTGGAGTAGTGCGGTGCTTCTGAAGTTCAGATGCAGCCTGGTCCATTACTCGTTGGGTGTATCGATCCCCGGCAGGTATGTAGCCGTGCTCAAGGTCGAAGTAGGATAGCCATTTGTCTCTGATCCTGCGATGGACAGAGTAGTAAAATAGCATATCAAAGCTCTTCCAGTCTAAACTACCCCAGGTCTGTTGGTGCAGTCCGAGGTGGTGGACTTCAGTGGATAGTTTCATCCATCCGCCGTTTAGGGTTTCATAGCCCCAAAGGAGAGGAGAGCGTCCTTCATTAAGGTACTCTCTAAATAGTGGCCAGAAAAATTGTGCTTCGGCAAAGATTAAAATCTTCGGTACGCCGTAAACACTGCGAACTTTGTTAGGGTCGCCAGCCTCGACTAAGGCTGTTTTCTGGTGCATAGTGAAGTAATCGTATTTGGGTGGTCGTCCATCCTTGATCTGGTGGATCCGGGTGCGTTCAGTTCCAAAAATCCAGTTGAATAGATTGTGGAAGTTGGGTTTCGCGTTGGGTAGCCATCCTATACGGTGGAGGTCACTTAGCAGGGTTGTCAAGTCGCGATTGTTAGTATACGGTCGCTCAGCTGAAGTTGATAGATTCCAGTGATAGTACCGCAAATCTGCGAAATGAACGGGGCGAATTTTCCGCTTTGGGCGAAAAAGTTCGGTGACAGCGTCAAGAGCGAACTCAAAATGTTCATCCTGGATCACTTCATGGTAAGGAACGTCGTAGCGCAGAAAATACTGCTCAGCGTCGTAGTTATCAGTAGTGCTCCGTCTAAAATTAGACGAGATGAAACAAGCGCGATCGTAGTCGCATAGTTCATACTTGATGGTGTCCTCAATTATTTGCTGTGTCAGCAAGGTCACATCAGATTTGACGCGAACTCCTGCGGATTGCGAGCGAGGCTCGAAAGCAAAAGGTTTGAGATTACGAGTGTCGTCAGACAAAGTGAATCTTTCGAGAAGAAAGTTCAGTTGCTCGTATTTGGTTTCAAACTCAAGGTCGACTGTGAAAGTCTCTTGGTTGGAAGTGGGAACGTTATTAAAAACGTCGTTCTTTTGTAGAAAGAATTCGAAAAACTTGAAGGGAAGGAGTTTCGG